CTACTTCTGGTGGCGGGTCCTCTTGTTGGTCGTCGATTCGGGTTTCGGCAGGTTCGGCGCCACGAACGCTTCCAATAGTGCCCAGGCGATGCCGTTTACCAAGTAAACTACTGCGAATCCGGCAGCAATCATCGCGGACAAACGGCTTTGCGGTACATTCAGGAGTGTCAGTAATCCAGCTAGAATCAGCCCGATGAAAACTACTGTTAGATAAGCTTGCTGTAATTTGCGGCGCTGATCCTTTTGGTGGCTCCAGCTGCTCAGCGACTGCTTAATAAACTCGTACATACTGTATATTATAGCATATACATTGTATAAAGTCAATAAAAAACCGCCCGCGAGTAGCGGACGGCCTAAAATTCTACGCATGGTACCGGAGGTAGGACTCGAACCTACGAAGCTAAAAAGCGGGAGATTTACAGTCTCCTGTCATTGCCACTAGACGACTCCGGCATGAATTATGGAGCCGACTCTCGGACTCGAACCGAGGACCTGCTGTTTACAAAACAGCTGCTCTAGCCAGCTGAGCTAAGTCGGCACGATAACTAAATCTATTAGTATACTCAATGTGATAACTATTGATTTGTAATGTTCTGCGTGGGCGCCAGCCCTAACATGGCTCTTAGTGTAACAAATAAATGCGCTTATGTCAATACTATGGCGCGTATTTCTCGTATTCTCTCTGTAAATAAGGATTCGTGAAGTGCATGTAAATGAGCGTTGAGCGAATGTTTTCGTGCCCCATCATGGGCTGCACTACCTCAGCGCGCGCACCGTTCATGAGCAGGTTAGTCGCAAATGTGTGGCGCAACGTATGCGGCGAAACATGCTTGACTATACCGGCGCGCTCAGCACAAGCGGTAATAATCTGCGTAATATATTGGCGCGATAGCTTATCGCCGTCTTTATTTGTAAATAAATACTCCGTACGAGGTTTTGTTTTTAGATAGTTGTTTATGGCGGTGCAAGCAGCCTGAGTAATAAACGTTACACGAGGCTTTCTTCCCTTGCCACTTCTCACAATCACGGACCGCTTATAGATATCGTCATAGTGCAGGTTAACCAATTCAGATACCCGTAACCCGCTTGCTATGATCGTACGAACGATTGCTCTTGTGCGCACTGATTCGTACCTCAACTGTTTGTAAAGCAGCTCCTGCTCCTCTGCTGTCAGAAAGTTTGCCTCTCTATTTCCTGGTCGCGGTACATCAATTCCCTCAGGACGCACATCAGTAAAACCGCGTCCATACAAGTAACGCATAAAGCTACGGATCGTAGATATATTCGTGTGCCTGGTTTTTTGTGCGAGTCCGCAATCAGCGAGGTAAATTGCATACTCGTCTATAGCGTGCAGGGTCAATTTTGACATGTCAACATCACCCATATAACGCTTTAGTTTCCGTAGGATACTGCGGTAAGTGATATCTGTTGTCTCAGTAGCATCACGGCGTTCAATCATGTAGCGCATATAACGCTCTATTGCTTCTGATAATAGCATGGAAACTCCTTCACCCTCCGCTTAGATTTAATACATCTCACCTCCTATTACCATTTTTTAACCATTAGCTCCCCTTATCCCTGCTATACCCTACGAGCAGAGATTGCAACCCTCCAAAATATTCTTAGCCATGCAATCGTACTCCCCTTGAGCGTACTGCTCTCCATACAGTACGATGTGTTTGACAATTCTTTATAGACTGAGCAGGTCGCTGGTTGCGGGGTGGCAGCGCCAGCACTTGAAGCTCAGCCTACAAAGTTATCCTTTCTGCTTTATTTTTCTGGTCAGAACAGAGGACTGACCATAAGAATATGTTGTAAAATCCACTAATCTTATTGACAGAATTTAGTAGATTTAACGATTCAGAGGGTTATTTTTGTTTATATAAAAACAAACCTCCCTGGTGTTACCCAGTGAGGTCGCCAATCAGTGAATTGTATCTTTACAGTATCAAACTATTTATACCGTGTCAACACTTTTTTTCAAATTTCGTGTTATACTTTATAAAGGTTACTTTCTTTAACCAGGGGTAATTTTGAGTTATTGATTAAGCCGCTTTTTTAACCTGGGCGACTTTTTCTTTTGTATAGTTTTAGAGATGCTGTTAATAGTTTGCTACTTACGTTTATGAACCTTGTGTTTCGGGTCAAGTCTTGTGACAATGAAATAGCCTCTGTTAATAAAATACCCGTGAATGCGAGATTGATTATTAACCTCATAATGCTCAATCTTATATGTATCGCCAAGCGGGTCTTTCACTTTATCGCTTCTGTCTGGATTACGCTTGTACCTTTCGTTTACTTCTGTAATCTTCTTACCGACTGTAGCGTCAATGAATTCACCGAATTGATGCCATTGCTGCATATCGCAGTCTTTGAAGTCATAGTTTCTCTGCGCCTTACCAGCAAAAACCACCTTGAATGTGGCTATTGAATTCTCTTCTGAGGTGAGCGGCAGTGCGCTAGGATGCTGTGTATTATTGGCAAGCTTCTTGCCTTTTTTAGATTTATTCTTACCCACAAGATTACTCAATATGAATGCTTCTATAGAACGATTTCATTACATCGTCTTTGATAGGGGTTTTGCAGGCTTCAAACTCTGGCGTGTTGCCTCTTGCTTCAACCCATGGTCGCTCGCCATGAGATAATGCTTCAAGCTCATTGCCATCTTTATCTCCATATGTTACCCAAACAGATTCAAGCAATTCTTCAAGTGCGTCGTCAAACCTAGGCGCATCACTAGAATCTAATTTCCCTATGCCATTCCAGCCGTACGATTTGTATGCTTGATACAATGTCGGCGATACTGGACCATGCGCCCACGCTTGAAATTCAGGGTCGGTAACAATAGGTCTATCCATAAGCGCATAGCCCCACGCTACGGCGTAGTAGCATAGTTTTTGTAGCTTTTTTTGTGTCATAGATTCTTTTTGACGAAACCACAACGCTAGATGCTGTATATCTGGTACGGTGTTACTCATTATAGTGCCCTCGTCCCACCATTACAGTTGTATGATATAGCACAGTATGCCATATTTATGTTTATATTGCAATGCCCACCACTCATTGTCGTATTCTCCTTTTGATTACGCTAACTCCACTTTAGCATAACCATAACGGCTTTGTAACTACTTTTGCTCTAATCCGTACAATATTCTTATTTTCGCTTATTTGTAGTTACTCTGATTTGCGCTAGCGGTTGCCTCTGTTAGTCGAGCAGCTTTTTATTTGTAGTTGCCGTAGTTTATCTGTATATATAGCTACTAATCTTGAATCCTATGGACAAGCTCCTCTTTGTCTCCGCCAAGCTCTTCGTATTTCTTGGCGAGGCTATCTACTTGCTCAGGAATCTCTTTGAGTTGGTATTTTAACAAAATGGACAGCACTGTCGCCGCGCTTTAGTTTTAATTCGGGGGTCATTGTTCTACTCCTAATGCGATAGCTTCTAGTGCAATCTTACCGGCGTTCATCTTAAAGTGTTTATCCTCTAATTCAAGCCTCATCTCATGCCAATACTCTTCCATCTCTTTTGCTTTCTACCATTCAGCGGCAAGGGTCTGCTCTTCGTCAGGTTTTGGGAGAGTTTCAAATGCTAATTGTTCGTACACTATTTCCCCCTTGTGAAGTGCGAGATACCTAACGCGCTGGCGATTGTACCAACGGCGCTCGCTACGATTGTTGATACTTGGTTGCTTAATTCATAGCTTGTAACACCGAACACCGCAAGTAGGCTCATTATCATGACGGTGACAGGTATACCGATAACGCCCATTAGATAAACAACCAGCCGTACATTATCAGGGATTGTCGGCTTCCAGCCGTCTACTTCGGTAAATTTGTTGTCTTCTTTCATTTTCTCAAACTCCTCCTTGCTTAATCCTGCTGCTGGTGCTGGTTTTTCTGTCATTTTTTTATCCTCCTGCGTTAATGACCGTTTTTTATCGTCTTGACCCGCGTTATTCGCCTTTTTAGCCTCTTCCTCAGCGCGTTTTTTGGCTCCCTCAGTCTCTTTGGCTTTATTTTCGGCTTCCTGTTCAGCCTTTGCCTTTTCTCCAGCGGCTCGGGCTTTCTCGGCTGCTTCGCGGCGCGCTTCGGCTTCTAGCGCTCTGCGTTCTGCTTCGGCTTGCTTATTCGCTATCAATTGAGTGTGTTCCCGAGAGTTTAATAAGTCTTGCCTGACTTGGTCTAGCGTCCAGCCTTTTGCAATCTGAGACTTGTAATGAGCGATACCGCCCTCGTCTGCGTCGCGTTCTAAGATGTCACGGTAAGCTTGTTTAATTGCTGAGGTTAGTTCAGCGTCTTTCTGTGCGGCTGCGCTCTGGGCAGCTTGAGCTTTGTTAGCTTCCAGCTGCTTACGCTCGTTACTATTCATAAGGTCGCTGCGGATTTGGTCGATAGTCCAACCCCCCGCTGCTTGCTGGTGGTAGTGATTGATACCGCCCTCATCGGCTTCGCGCTCTAGTGCTTCGCGGTACACCTGTCTTATTTGGTCGTCTGATACGCTTGGGCGGTTGCCTACATAATTTCTCATGCGATAGAACCGCGGTGCACCCCTACGCCAATTAACATAGAGCGGGTCGATACGCGATGAATAAACAGTGTTACCGGCTATAACACGAGTTGATGAGCCTGGCAAGGCTACATTCTGCTCGAAGACGCGGTCTCCGCTCAATAACACGCCGATGTGTCCGTATCCGCCGCCATCCTGTTGCCAGACGACGATATCGCCTTGAGCGCGTTGGTCAGCGGCTACTTCGTAGGCTAGCCCTTGATTTACTAACGTGTTGCCGAAGTCTTTAGCGTGCCCGCGACCCGCTCCGGGATTTGGCAGTTCGCACATCTCCGCGCCGAACCATTTAGCCAAACTGACACATTGACCAGTTAAGTCGCCATCATTCATCGTGCCGTTAGAACTGCCTGGAAAGAATATTCCTAAGCGTTTTGCTGCGTAATCGTCTGCGTTTGGGTTAGTTGCCATTATTTTTTGCCCTCCTTAATCTGGCTATCTACATGATTGATAAAGTGATTAGCATAGTATTCTGCTGCGGCGTAGCCCCCTATCGCAAGCGCACCGGCGATAATTACACTAATAGTGCGCGTTTCAAAAGCCACTTTAAGTTTCGTCCACATGCTTTGTTCACGTAACATCTCTTTATTCTCTAACGTAGAGATACGGTGTTCATGGTCTTGGTGAATGCTTTCGATAGCTTTAATGGTTGTATCATATTCATTGCGCGGTACGACTGAGATAGATTTAATAGCGTCTTGAATATCATCGACGGCGGCTTTAATATGTGCAATGTCTGCTTGCATAGCGCCGTTCTTTTCGGCTTGTTCAAGCATGAATTTGTTGATTTGGTCGGTCATTTGGGTTAATCCTTTTTCGGCATTGGGTCGTTAGTAAACCAAAAAGCAGAACCATGACGTTCGTCTATACCTGTTCGACTGCATGCGTTTCTAATTGTGCCGTCCGGCAAGAATCTCATTAGCCCATGACCCGAGAGTGCACGGTTGTTGAGAAGCGAGTAAGCCATATTGACAGACTCGACAGGACGCCACCCCTCAGGAAGCTTTATGTTAAATGAGTTGTCGTCCTTGTCATTGACATTGGTCGTACAGCTCATGCGAACCGTCACTAGGTCTCCTCGGCGAATAAGGTCTATTGAGAACCCATCCGTAAGTGGCAACTTAAGCTTGCGTTCTTCTATGTTGAGATAGTCACTAGAAACTTTGCTGGATGTCACCGCACCCGAACTATCCGTCTGCAAGATTCCAGCTGTGGAGCCGCCGTGGATAGATTTTAACGACACGGCTTTGTCTTTGATCGTTCCATCTGTATTGAATGTTATATCAAGCGCGTCCATCAGTTCGTCGACCCAAGATGAACTAATATGCATCACTACGACCGTTTTTCCACCGGGTTCGTACGCCTGGTCTGTACCTTGTAGTAATTTTAAGCCGGTAATATCTGAATTATTCAGCACGCCTTTCCATACGGTGTACGATCCTTCCTCTTCCTTACCCTCTGCAGTTTCACGGTATATGCTGAATATTACCGCTGTTCGCGTTTCCCAGTTGTTCGGGTTATCTATTGTCAGCGATGTTGCACCGACGGGTTTACCTGGGTTAGCAAGCGTTGTCTTTGTACCGCGCTTACCGACGCGCAGCAGTTTGTCGTGTATCTGTGCAGGCATTTATTCTTCTCCTTTCATTTAATCGTCTCCCTGATACAATCCTGGTATGACTTTCCCGGTTATAAACACAGAGTTAAGCGCATACGAGGCTCTGCTATCGGTTGAAAACTCCACTTGTAGCTGCGACAATATCTCTCCAACTTCTTCGTTTGATGGCAATTGACCCTTTGCACGACTTGTTGACGCTTTAAGCGGATAATCCCACTCCATCGTCGACCACTCTGTATCGTCCCAGCCTGTTGCAGATATAGCCGGCGTTATTTTTCTTGTCGTAAGCAGGGCGGTTTCCTCATTATCTTCACCGATTCCATAGATATTGACGCTTATTTCACCAAGAGGACGCAGCAAAAGCCACCGAACCATATCTATAGACGCCATCTGTAGTGCCGAGTCGTCAAATGTTACTGCCGGTAGCGATAATCGCGTCCTGAACGGCGTTCCATCGTCATCAAGTGCAGATTTATTAAACTCAAGTATTCGATTTTTACTTAAGATACACCAGTGAGTTGCACCGCTTGAGTCTTCATATTTCCACATAAAATCAGCTGATATCGTCCAGCGCAGTGTCCATGCGCCATTTCGTGAGTAGTCGTAGATCCAAATCTCATTATTTTTATCTGCACCAACTGGTAAACACCAAGCAATACGCCCATCAAGGTCTAACCCTACAGCTCTTGATAGCGCTGATAAGTTCAGTTTGTCGCAGTCCGGCTGAATCGTATCAGTGATGTTATTTGTTACCAAAATATTGATCAGCTGCGCTTTTGAGCCGGTTGTCTTGAATGTTCTTCCTGTCGGGTAATAGAGCGAGTTATTTGCCTCTACGACTGCTAGGGGTGAGTATGTGCCAGATTGACCGTTTGCGCGCAAGATACTTGGATACGTAATGGTGTAATCCCCTACTGCCTGGTCGACAAATGACATGTGGTATAAATCGCCTGTTCCTGCCGAACCATGCGTGAGTATCGTCACGGCGTATTTGCCTTGCCCGTCACGGAACGGTTTTGCGCATACCGGTATACTATCGCCACCATAGTTAATATCCACCCAGCCGCCGCCATCAAACGGCGAAAAGTTACCGGCTTTATCGCCAGCCGCAGAGTACCATAGGCGGTATCTATCTTTCATGTCGCCGACGCCATACATTCCATCGTTTGTTGCACTCAAGAATGTAATAACTGGACCTTCTGTTGAGTTTCCTTCAGGTGCTTTCTTATATGGATTAAGTGCTGCGCGGTTGTTGTCGACAAATTTTACTGTCGTTGCGGTAGCCTCGCTTGGCTGCGGAACATTTCCAAGATACTGCTCTTCACCGGCAACCGTACCAAAGTAGATATTGTAGCTCGTTGCACCTGCTACTTTCGGGAACGTTACAGTGATATACTGCGTGTTTGGATCCCATGAATTTCGATAGCTCCCAACGGTTACAAGTGCCGCTTCGCTTGCTGCTGTTTCGCCTACCGTGTTGTTTGCGCTTACTCGTATACGATAGGTTACCGTTGCGCCATCAAGTCCTTTCGCGCTTACTGTAGGCTTGGCGGGCGTTTGAATTGATGTGTAATCGACAAGCTTATTCTCTTTAATCTCGAAATACGACATTTTATCGCTACCATTACTGATATATACGCGGTTATTCTCCTGTACGAATTGCACTTGACGATGTGGATTGTACGTACCGCCTACATCCGTCCATTGTCCGCCGTCTCGATTGTATAGAACATGTCCTTTGCCATTGATAACCTGCATCGTAATCACGTAGTGCTCCGGCGCCGTTGATGGCACGACTTTTATAAATGTACTTACACCAATGACTTCCCCGAGCGGCTGCGTGCCATAGCGCGTTGTACCTGGGCGTACTTGCGGTATACCGTCCTGAGTTAGCTCCATGTTCGTCATATCAAGCAGACAGTTCTTACGAGCGCGGATTGCATCGACAAATGACATATACCCGCTGCTCCACTCTTTCAGAGCGATATTAACGGGTGGTTTTGTGCGGCGCTGGCGATTTGTCTTTGTTGTTTTCATTACAACCTCGGCATACGGCTATACGCCCGCTTAAGTTTTCGCCCGCCACTGATTTGCGACTTCATGTCGCGTGCTGCCATTTCTTGGTATTCGTTGTTGGCTAATTCAAATATACGATCAGCTTCGTCGTCTTTTGCTGGGTCGTTTCGTGCAAGCATTGCTGCTGTTTGTAGAGCAAGCCAACGCGGATTGTCGCACGCGACCGTATCGTTCTCTCTCTTCATCTCCTCCGGGTATGCAAGCGTCTCTACAACCGCCGATCCGGTGTAATCTTCCGGATTGATAAGGTGTAGTACTTTCTCGCCCTTTGGACCGGTAATATACGCTCCAGATTTTACGTCATACCGCTGCTTGAAATACACGATAGGCACTTGCTTATTTTGGTATGTACAGGATATTACTTTGCAGGTTTCTTCCGGCAGGCTTATTTGTCCGTTTACGATAGGTAGTGTAAGCGCTCCGGCATATAGACTTTCCCAGTCATGGTCGGGGTCTTCAGCCCAGCGGTCTTGATTGTCATTAGCGAGCGATAAATATACTTCATATTTCGGTTCGCTTGGTTTTGGCGCTTTGTTGGACTGCTTGCCTTTATACGCCAAATGTATTTTCGCAATGAGGGTTCGTACGTTCATTTACGTACTCCCGTGTATAAGTAAAACGCCGCTTGACTCATGAATATTCCTTTCGGAACACTCCCACGTCGGGGCGGCGTTCTTTACTTATATTTTCGCACAACACGAGCGTTTTCGCAAGCCTTATAACCGGCGCAGCTCCAGACTGCTCTTGCTTTTCTTCGCATTCCCTCTACTTGACGACATCTTGCGCATATTTGGCATATGCGACGTCACGCTACCGTGCGACAGGCTCGTACCTGAGTATTTCTTGATCAGTGAGTTTATATCAACCGCACCGGTATTTTTAATGGTTTTCATAAAGCTGCTAATATCAGCACTAGTGATTCCATTTCGCCCCCTACCGCCGCGTCCGTTACCACTGCCAGTCCGTGTTACTACTTCCTTGCCGTCCCTCTCAATTTTTAGGGCTTTTAGCGCTTTGGCTTCATCTTTCGATAGATAGCCCTCTTTTTGCAATTGCGATATCACTGCGTTGCTCGCGGCAAGATATCCGTTCTTGTAGATACTCTTCTTACGATGGTCGCGCAGAGTATTTAGCAAGGTATCATGGTCTTTCTCCTCAGCAAGCGGGCGATAGAAATTATCCATCTTCACGTCTGTACTGAATGAGGCAAGCACGCCATACTTTATATCGCCCTCACTGTATCCAGACTCTTTGTAGTAGCGCTTCTTTACCCAGTCCGGCAGTTTTTTCAGTTTATCCTTATTTAAGAACATGTTGATTGCGTTTGTGGCTTTTGATGATGAACTTGCTTTCTTTTTCGAGTCAAGCATTTTATCTAAGGTTTCATCGCCGGTGGATTTCGATTTGGCGTCTTTCTTCGGATCAAAGTCTGTACCCTCCTCTAATCCATAGCCGAGCAGATAGTTCTTATAGGCGCTATCTGATTCGCCTTGCGCCTTAGCGAGCTGCTTATGTAGAGAGCGCTTGATTTCGCCGTCTTTGGTGAGAGCGACGCCATCGGATATCACTGTGTCGCCTTTTTTAATAGACTTCTTCAGCGACTTAACGTCTTTCTTACTCAACCCGTCAAGCGATAGCTCGCCTGCCTTGACGCCTTGCACAGTCGACGGTGCACCGGCAGCATTTGTCGGCGTTGCTGCTATCAGCCAGTTGTCCGTACCTTTATCCTTCTGCACTTCCCAGCGCGCGTTAGGACCAAACAGCAAGCTTTGCACATCGCCAAGTATATTGCCTCTGTCTATCTCAACGCCGACATCACCGTTTGCTTTCTGCGTATGGCCGCGCATAAGCGCTGCGATAGCTTGCCCTGTTTTACGCGCTTGGCTTCCCATAGGCAGCTCTTTCACAACATTCCACATAGCATTCTCCGCACGTCCGGCTCGTTCATCATCATCGTCCGCGCTCAGCGCTTTGCCAATAGATTCTCCTGTGTTAAGAAGTGATTTTATCGGCGAGGCGAGTGCTACGCCGCCGTCATATCGTCCGAGGCTACTGTCGGTGCCAAATATCTTTTTACGGTCTTCCTTTGATGGCAATATTACGTTCATGGCACCAGCAATCGTAGGTATACCCGACACCGTCTCTGCGCCAACTCGTTGCAACGCGCGCCCTAAACGAGCTTCAAGTGTTTTTTCGTCGTCATCACGATCGTCATCGCCCTGCCCAGCGAAGTCAAATGCCGTTTGTATGAGCACGCCTAGTATATCGGAGCCTGGTTTATTTCCGGTGATTGCTTCATATAAGCTGTACATCAAGGTTGTCGTAACGAGTGTTTTTATCTGCTGGCGCGGCGTCATCTGATTCCATCGATAGCGGTTTTGCTGCGCTACTTCGCGCGTAAACTGGAGTAATGTCGACCATATCGTCCGATTGTATGCTCTTGGGGTCGATATGCTGTCGCGGAATGTCACTGTGTCGTTGATGAACCGCTCAGCGTATTTAACGGCTTCATTATGGTTTAATCCATGCTGTTTACCTTGATTGTATTTCGCGGCAAATTCAAAGCGGATCGTGTTAGACTCTATGACGTCCATTAGCGCGCCGCCAACCTCCATTGCTTTGTCGAACTTGCCCTTTTTACTCAGCGTATCTTTAATATACCGCGATACCACTGCGTCGGACGCCTCCATGATTTTCGGATCGCGCATTGTTTTGAATGCCTTCATCATTGACTTTGTATCGGTTGTACCAACCAAGTCAGTTATGCTGAGAGTCTGCGCCATTGCAGAGTTCACGTTACCGACAATTTTCGATAGCGCTGCCATCTTTTGCGCGCCGCGTAGTGTCTTACGTCCGAGCTTACTCATGGCATCTACATTTTCATTCTTCCAGGCACGCTCAAAGGCATCGCTTTTACCTGCTAAGCGGTTAGCGTGTTCCTGTACGAAGTTAACGAATTGTCCGAGTCCCTGCGCTGTCTTCGATAGATCTTGGAGTGTTTCTACGTCATTTGCTGTTTCGACTAGGTCGTTTGATATACTGTCGGCGGCGTTCTTCAGTACACTCAGGTCTTCGCTGGTTAGCTTATCGGTGCCTTTCTTGGCGATATAGTTTAGTTTGCGTCTAAATTGTGTATAACCGTCTAACTCTTTACCGACCGCGCGCTGGAAACCGTACAGCTTCTTCATCAGCGTTGTTGCATGCTCTTTGTCAAACCTGCCATTCTGAGCGTCTTGCGCTATGCTGTCTACCTGCGTTGCGAGTGATTCCATGCCTGCCGGACCGAGCTTTGCAAATTGCGATTTTGCCTCGCTGAGAGCGCGTGCTGCCATTTCAAGCGACCGGTTCATTGTTACAGCATCTGTCATGTGAATATTGTGAAGAGCGGTTTTGCTATATTCTCTCACTGGGTCGAACGGATTTTCTGGTTTCACATCTCCGAAACGTGCTTGCGCGAACTGATTAAATCGTTGGTTTGGCTTAAACGAGTCGGTTCGCCCCACTAAATGTGCCGGCAAATCACCGCGTCCGCTTGCAGTCGTGTCTCCCATAGCCGCACTCCGGACACCGTCTATGATAGATCGCGCGACGCCATCGGTTTGCATTTCGCTAATATGGGTTATGTAATCCTTACGCTCCAGAATAGGCGGTTGTCCGATTTCCGCGCGCTTTTGGTTTTGGCGCAGCAGCAGGTTCTTATAAAGCGCACGTAGGAATGAGCGATATTCATCAAGCGCTTCGGCTGCTTTATCACCGTATACTTCTCTAAACGACTCTAAGCGCGATTCATAGCTTGGCGCTTTCTCACCGCGCGGCGGACGGGCTGGTTCAAGTACATATACTGCTTCACGCAGTCCTTGTTTTCGTGCACGCTTTGGCAAGGTTTTGGTGAACTTCTTCTCAAACTTTTGTATCTCATTGCCAATAACTTCCTGCTCTTTCAATGCTTCACGCTGCATTTTACGCGGTAATTCCACCATGATTTTCATCAAGGCTTCTTTCGTCTTGTTTATTCCGCTCTTGAAGTAGTCAATCGAGTTAGATTTAATCTTTCCGCTGCGCAATGCACCGGTGATACGGTCAATCATACCCTCGGTCGTCCAGGTCACGCCGCTGCCAAACTTCGTCTTCCGTATTGTTTTCCAATCGATATCTTTCTGGCTGAGACTATACTTCTTCCTACCAGCATAAAGAGTTACATCACCCTTAGGGCTAATTTCTACATAATTGCCGAGGATCTGCCCAGTACGTCCGTCTACAACCCTACCGGCATCGATATAGTGGACATCAGGATCATACTCAACAAGCTTCTCTGCTGGTATACCTTCCTTTTTATCGCCCGTTGTCATCATATTATCGAATTCAGATACGAGCTGCGCATTCGTGCCGCGGTCATTCTCGCGCCAAATATATTGCGCACCGATGCCTTCCTCATGAGCGCGCTTCGCTTCTTGGTTAAGTGCCGCATCATCGGCAAGGTCATCAATGAATTTACTGTGGACAGACTTGATTTTTACATCGCCAGTCGTATGCCATGCTCCATCTTTCGTACGATATTCATAGAATGAACCCCATGTACCGTCATCGTTCTTATATATCATCTGGCGGTAGTTCTCGTTTCGCAGTTCAGGGTTGCTTACATCAGCAGGAATAGCATGTTCTACGCCAGGTTTCAGGCTTTTTTGCAGAGCTTTATCCGGCACAAGTTCGCTAATCGGGCGCATCTTGCCGTTTGCGTCCATTACGGTTGGCACTTCGTTTGAATGGCGGAATGCGCGGTCTCCGGTGATATCAAGCTTCTGCTCGGCGGCAATACGCTCCATTGCCTTTGTTACATCAGACTCTTTCAGTCCCGTCGCGCGAGAGACATTCTCACGCACATCTTTCAGTAGGTGGCGTGAGCCCTCTTCGTAGGCACGGCGAATAAGCTCATCTGCTTGGCGTATACGTTCATTGTGCTGCCGCTGCTTATCAAACTTCTGCTGCTCAATCTCAGCCTGCCTATCACTCACACTAGCCTCAGGTTCTTGTTGCTCTTGCTGTTGTTTACTCAGTTCTCTGCTGGTCTGCTTCATTTCCTGGATTGTATTGTTGTTTTTAGCTTCCCATGCTTCCTGGCGGCGTTCGAGCTCTTCATCTCCTACTTCGTTTGAGGCGTGGTCGTATACGTCGTTTTGCGCTACTGCTATTGCCTGCTGGCGGATGTTCTCATTAGCGTATAACCCACGGATTTGCTCTTCCATTGCTCGTATCTGCTTATGCAGTTCTATCGGCTTCATGATAATGTCCGTGAACTCTTCTACCCTGCCATCATAGCCGGCTTCTGCTGCGAGGGTATCAAGTGGGAGGGCGTCTTTGCGGACGTATGCGAGCGGTACGATTTCGCGCCAGGTCTTGCCATAGAGGTGTTCGGCATCTTGCGGGCGTATCTTTACGTTATGGTAGTTCTCTAATATACCATCAAGCACTTCCTTGGTGGTGTTGTATGTTTCAAAGAGCTCAGGGTCTGATTGATACGCAACGGTTTCCAGTGCGGCGTTATAGTCTGCTTTCGTAGCAGATAGTCCATACGGAGCAAGGTCGGCATTAACGCTGTCTAACTCTGCACGTGAGACACGCGGGTTTTTAAGGCGGTAGCGGGAGTCTGTATCTGTGTTGCGGTTGACATTTTGAGGGAAGTTTGATATACTACGGTTAGACAGCTCCCCGCGAAATGGTCTATTCAGACCGTTTTGGGAGCTTTCTTTTATGCCATTGATTGTATACAACAGCTTGCCGTTCTTGCCGGTACCTATGTTAATACGTACATCGTAGTATGAGTCGCCAACTTTTACAGTTGCAGTCCTATATTCAAAGCCTTGTTTGGCAAATGAATGAGCTTTCTTGTCTCGTGCACTGCCAATTCGCTTTGATACTTTCAATATATCAGGTAAATCTCCAACGAGCTGACCTCGCATCGCTAAGTCGCGATCAGGGTCGACAAATTTACGAGTTGTCTTGCTATTGACACGAGCTTCCCCATCCGCCCCATAGTTAAGGTCGTATGATTTGCCCTGCAAGTTGTCTTGTAGATACTTACGGATGACTTTGGCGTGCTGACTCTTCGGAATGCCATTAAGAATGTTGTTGTCGATTTCCACTACCCCAGTATCCGGATCTATCCGGTATGCTTTAGACTCCTGGCGCATGAGTCCTCGTATCTCCTCATTCACCTGTGCGATTTGCTGGCTGATAGCTCGGCGGGTTTGAGGGTCTAGCGTGTTGTCCCAGGCGCGCTGGAGGTTGGTACGGTGGTCTTGTAGTTGGAGCTGTTCGGGGGTAGCACCGTCTCGGATAGACTTATCAATGACCTGTTCATCGGCGTACTTGCCGCTGTAGAGGTCGTTGTAGAATTGTTGATATTCCGGTGTAATAGTACCCTGGTGAGTTGCTTGGGCGACGATATGCTGTATACGGCGTAGTACCTTTTCAAAGACTGCTTTGATTTGGTCGGTGATACGCGGCTTAGCGAACTTCTCATTGTTGCGTGCGGCGACGTATTGAATGAAGTCCTCTGCGACGAGCTCTTCGATCTGTGTTTCTGTCATGGAAGGGTCTACGCGGTTGTCTGCAGCATAACTCATCATGATATCGGTACGCTCTTGGCTTGTCATGAAGTCGTTGAGGGCTTTATGGACCGCTTCGTGGAAATACGTAGCTTCTACGTTGCCTTGATCGCGGGCAATACGGATTTTACTTGGACCGTTCGGGGTATCGATTGTTTCGCCCATTGCCGGTTCGCCGGTACTAGTACGGAGGTTATCGGCAAACTTTACGTTTGGCGCATCCATACCAAAGAGTTGGTTATTTGCGCGCTGTACGGCAAGCATATCGGCGCGAGTTGCAGTACCGGGGGTTGTACCAGCGCGGTATGCGGCTTCAAGGGCAGGAGTCATACGCAGGTCTTGGTTGCCAATGTCCAAGTTAGCCGGCTGGATTGATTGCGCTGCTGGAGCATCTTGAGTAAACTGCGCCTGCTGGTTGTAGACGGGGCTTACGTTATTCTGATAGCCTTGGGTTGTGTTCTGTACGCCGGCTTGGACTGGTTGTGCTTGGGGCTGTTCGACGCCTTGTACGCTTTGTGGAGCAGATTGCGCGGTAGCTTGGTCTTGATTGAGCGTGGCAGGAGTATTCTGCGCGGTACTCGTTGTTAAACCATACTTTGCTGGAATACTGCTGTTTAGAGCGGTTTCTACTTTCTCAGCCACGCTTAAGAACTTCGTACGCGGTGTCACGACGCCATTTTCTATGGCCGCGCGCGTCTCATAGCGGTTGCGCGGTTCGATAGATGTTACATCCGGCAGATCAGGGTCGCGTTCAGTTACGCGCGATTCTATGCGCTCTGGGGCGGTACGTTCGGTAGTATCAAGGTTTGCGCCTGATTGAGCTTGGTTTTGATTAGCTACGGTGCTAGCGAGCGGTTGGTTTTGGTTGGTGCTTGGATTAAGGACTGTGTTTACATTACTGCTGTTCCTGTTTTGCACATGCTGGTTTATCGCGTTTGATACGGCGCTTCTTCCGTGCTGGATACCCTTACCAAAACCATGCATCATACCGCCGCCAAGTGCGCCGAGCGCACCGGCTTCGAGGTAGTTGCCGAAGTTGGTATTGAGCTTGCCATCGTCTGCTAGATCGCCTGCGCCAGCCTGGACAAATTCTTCAAGCCCCTCTTCACCGGCTTTCTTTAAGCCATCTTTTAGCGCGGTTTTTACGGCGTTTTTAGTAGTTTGCTTACCGACTTGCTCAACTGCTTGTTTTGCCCCCTGTTTGCCAAACGACTTCAATAGCGTGCCCGATCCACCGAATGGCAAGCCGGCAACATCTATCACACCATCAGCGAGCGTACCGGTGCGTTGCCAATCATCAAGCTTCTCAATCGTACCGTCGTCCTTAACGTTTTCACCGGTGAAGGCACGGTTAATCTTTAGCGGGGCTTCAACAAGCCCTTGTAGGATACCGCTCGGCAGTTTTGCAGCAAATCGTCCATAGTCTCCGAGGTCATTCCACTGAAAGCCCTCCTCCTTATCACCGCTGTCTATCCACTTGTTATACTCGTCTATCTTGTTGTTAATCGGCTTTGTTACCTCTTTATAGCCCTGTTGGAATTGCTGGCTGAAGTGCGGCGAGTTATCGATAGTCTTCTTCAAATAATCCTGCGATACCTTGTCGCCTTGATTTGCCATGTCGGTGAGCATGAGGGTTTTGTTTGCGCCTGTACCCTTTACATAGTCGTCGACGTTGATTTTCTGGTCGCCGTTATAGAAATCAAATCCTTTGTCTGCGCGCTGAACCTTGCGGTAGCCGATGTTTGCCGGCTGGTTTTGTTGCTGTGTTGTCTGTGTAGCCGGCAAAATGCTCTTATTCGTATCAGCCGCATTCATCGATACGTTGGGGGTTTGTAGTTTTGGCGTCTCAGGCTGTTGCTGCGGCTTTGGGACTGCACTCCACGCGCCTGCGCCGGTGTTGGTCGGAGTGGGCGATAGATTGATTTGCGGGGCTTGGTTTTGTTGGTTAGAGACAGGTGCCGGTTTTTTCTCTTCTTCTTTTTTCTTGCCGAATAGATTGTTGAAGATATTACCAATCCAATCAAACATATCGTCCGCTCCTTTCCTTGCTATCTGGTACTAAGCCAGTTGTTTCTTACGTTTGTCTTCTTCTTTCATGCGCGCCAAATAATCGCCGCTCGTGTCGGTGTCGTAGCCGGTGCCGTTTGGATCGTCCACGGTGATACCGTTTAGGTCGTTCGCGTAGTTCGTGAGCTTCGGGTCGCTTACTTTCACGTCGCGTACATTCACTGGATTACGGTAGTTATCTAGCAAGCTTGCCAGGGCGCGGTCTATAGCGTCTTTTTGGGCGATATCGCCAGCCATAGCGCCTTGTACTTGCCGCCAGCCGCCGCCGGCCGTCTGAGCACGTTTACCGAGCAATTCTGCGCGGCTTGAGTGGTATGCCGACTCCTTGCTCTTGATATCGTTGTCTAGGGCAGCTTCCTTATTACGCTTCTGCTCCTGCAGGTCTTGCACGTTGTTGTTGTAGCTTTCCTTAGTCTCATCCTCAGCAGTCTTCAGGTCGCGCATATTGGTACTGTAGGTGTCGGCTACTTTACCGCGAGATTTACTTGCGTCTTGCGCTACGGCGTATGGTACAACGTTTGCACTTGCGCTTGAGCGTCCTGCGCCGGCGCGTCCGAGTAGGTTCTGTAAGGCGCGGTATTTATTTGCACTGTTGATATCAATATCTTCGGTGCTGTGCTGGAAGTCTCTTGTCGTATCCGAGCGTTTGGTAGCATAGCGGCTTAGGGCGCGCGATTGCTGCTGGTTAAGTCTATCCATACCCTTGTTGTACGCATCGTTAATTTGGTTTTGGGCTGCATTACGAGTTGCACCCAGGTTGTTCAGCGAATTATCGATAGCGCCAATTTGCTGGTCTATCATACCGAGGGTGATGTCGCGGTCTCTGTTGGACTGGTAGTTACCTCCTCCGCCGCGGTAGACGGTGCCGGTGTTGCCTTGAGGCTGAGTTTGAGATTGATTGTTGTTTTGATTATTAAGATGTTGCGATATCGCCTTGTCATTGTCTGCGCGGATTCTATCTATCTGTTCCTGCTGCTTCCACAGCGGCGTTTGACCTGTAAGTCCAGCAGCAACACTATCAACCCAGTCCTTAAATAAATTTTGGTTTGAGCCGGGACGCACATGATTCCATTCCCATGCCATAATAAAAATCCTCCCTTTGGACTTGTAGAGAGGATGTAGTGAGTGGATTATTCTATTGCTCTATTTGGCAGAAGTGCTGAACTGAGTAATACCCATCGGAAGCTGCATATGTCCCTTGCTTAACATATACACCTGTGAGCAAATATTTTCCGTTTAACATACCGTCATGGTGAGGTTTAGATTCCTTCCACGAATTTACTACCATTCGAGATGTTACTTTCTCGCCTGGGAAGAACTGTATATTTTCTCCGCCATATTTGCAAAGATCGCCAGTCCGCTTGAATACAAGCTCCGTCCCAGGAACTCCCTCTGGGTTATCGTGCTTTAGATAGCTACGTACTGCCATATCCTCCGCCTTTTCCCTAGCGCTTGCTACGAGTCGCTCATCTACGGCGAGAGGTGATACACCCTTGCTTTGCCGTTCCTGGTTCACGAGTTCTAGGATTTCGGTTGCGTCTGGTGGACCTTCGTCGTACTTATCGCGAGGCGTATGTGTGTTGCCAGCATTAGCCTTGGTTGTTCCTGAGTGGGCTTGACTAAACACACCAATCATGGCTGCAAGTACGAGTATGCCAAATCCTAATACACAGAGTAAGTGACCAGCTGCACGCAACCGTTTACCAGCTTTTGCAGTGAATATCTCCACGATTGCCGATATACCGGATGCCAAAGCAAATACGAATGCAAAGATGAAATACACGCCTTGCGTATTTACATCTGGCTCTTTACCCTGGGAATACGCCATTACAGCAGCTGTTGTCGCAACAAGCATACTGAGGGCGTACAATACAGCAAAGATACTAGACAGTCGCTTGCGTAGGAGCTTTCTCAGGAGAGTTGGTGGTTGATCATCTTCGATATCGGCAACCTGAACGTCGTCATTACTGCCTGTCTCCTCGTAAAACGGCTCATAATGCTTCAAGGCTGCCACCGCTTTGATGTATCGAACCATGCACAGTATGCCGATGATGCTAGGCGCTAGTATGATTGAGCTTATCATGCCTACGACAGCAGATAGCTTGACTATATTCTTACCGTTGAGGCTACGCACACCGAGCGATGGTAGATATACAAACAAGAATAGCAAGAATGCTATAAATAGTGCGAGCGCCGTTGTATCAGCAGGGTTGACCCCGCTGGATTGTGTCGCAGTTTTGACCCCAAGAACAACTAGTGCAAGAACAAACAAGCCTAACCCAAAACGCCCCGCTGCTATTAGCTTGCGCGCTGCATCGCGTTGTTCCTGGTTAGAGTAACGCTCGTCAACTTGCGAATATGTGATTACAGCCATTCCGCCACTCCTCCATGATGCGAACATGTGCCGCGTCCGGTTGAGTATGAACGCCAACCGTCGCGACAAATTGCTCCACCCTGCTCATCTTGCTCGTAAGTGTTTTGCACCTGCGGGAGCTGCTGAACAGTTGGCTGCGGAGCGGGATTAGCAGTATAGGTTATTTCCTCCGATACCGGCTCGCGCAGAGTCGTGAACTGAGGGTCGTAGCCTTTCTTGCTTGCGCGGCAAGTCCTCTTTTCGCCATCAACACCTTGCCTCGTAACAGCTTCAGTGTACCCGTATGGAGATTGCTTTGCCTCTTCGTTTTTATAAACATTACCGTAACCAATTGCTTCGTTAAAACAATCGGTGTATGTCACCGGCTTTAATCCTTCAATGATATTGCCGCCAACGAACCAAGCGCATACTATAGCAAGTATGCCAACTACCACCTTATTTTTCATGCTTATATGCTAGCATAATAGAGGTGATTTGTCAATCAAAAGCACATTCATGATGTATTCGTAGGTTTTACCCCACTCACTACATCCTCTCTACTTGTTAATGATTAGTTTTCGGAGTACTTGCTTCCTCCCGCGTCGGGGCGGGAAATAGTTGCTACGAGCATCAGATAGCCATTGGTTACTACACACTCCCGCGTCGGGGCGGCGAGTAGTGCGCAACTCCCGCGTCGGGGCGGCTGCTCATAGCATAATGCTAATACTAGCGTAGCATGATAGGGCGGGTTTGGCAATGTGCTTGATATGCTTATGCTTGCAATGTTACTATAATTAGTAGTAATATTGTACGCAATAATGCAACCCTTTATACGGGCGGGCACAAATAAACACAATATGAAAAACAAACACTTTGAGCTTTTACAATTTTATTAAGACTCTCATAGACGCCTGATTGTTCCGACGCCTGTGAGAGTTTTAATAGACGCTAGGAATCTATTAAAACTCTTGAGCTATTGATTAAGCCGCTTTTTTAATCCGGGCGGCTTTTTTCAATACACAAAACGAGAAGTAACGTGCACGTTTTGGGTAAATCTTTTTACCATTTCGGCGAATATACCGACAGATAACGTGCTCTATACACTCGGGATTTGTACATGCTTTCATGCACCCTCCCCTTATTAAATTTTCTTCTCGCCATATGGCATCTTGCATCCACATGGCTGCATCGGCATTGTAATCATTTTTATTTTTCCAAATTCCTAATGAACTAACCTAGCATTTTCTAGATTTTTGGTAATAAAAAAGTCATATGCCGAGATGGACGGCGTAGGCTACAACGATTGTTGCCTTGATGGCAATAGAACTTTTTGAGATCCACGCCATCCATCTCGATATATGACGAATAGATTGTCAATCGTTGCAGCTTCCTCACGGCGTTCTAAGACCGTTCCAACGATGCGTTCACCCCCTATGAACCCCTCCATATTGGTGAATGGGTTTATTATATCATATATCTTTATAAATAAGCAATATCCCTAGCGTTACATACTGCTTATGCACTCTATATGTAGTGTCATATATAAAAGAAGAGCCGCGCGTTATTGCGCAAGCTCTCCTACAACAAATCATCCGACGTTGTTAACGTGGCAGATTGATATCCTGCGGTCGGTGTCCAGGCTCCTTGTTGTTGCCGTTGTCGCGGAATAAATTTTGCTCGCACTCCGTGTTTGCGTCGTCGATTCGTTTCAAGTCCTCAGCGACATCTTTTTCCACGGTAATGTACACGTCTCTTTTTTCACCCGACTCTTCGTCGATTTCTACGCCGCCGCGATACGCTTTGCCGTTGACGCAGACCGTATGTGCTAGGTGGATTCGTACTGTGTCGTCAGTCGGTTCCGGCGCAGGTGCTTCCGGTACGACGTCCGTATCAATTTCACTGTCTTCAGGTACAGGAGTGCCCTCCGCTACGCTGTCTAGCTTTGCGAGTACCGCTTCATCAATAGTGTCTGGCGATACCAGCGTACCGTCTTTACGGTATTGAACTTGCCCGTTCGCAGCCGTCTTTTTTGTAAATACTGCCATAAGTATCCTTTGCTATTACGTTGATATGGTGGGGCGCAAGGACTTTCCCCCGCGCCCCGAGAGCGGTTAGTAAGCCGAACCGCTCTCGATACGCGCCATCCAGTTGTTGTTCAAGATGCACGCCTTTGCTGCTGCTTTCCAGCCGAGCGTCATGATTTGCTCAAGCGGGTCAGACACGCCGCCAGGACCTTGCTTGTAGGTCTTCAGCTTCTGCAGGTCGGTATTCGCATATGCATCCATGCCAAAGAGAAGGCTCGTGTGAATGTCCACTTTCCCTGTGTTTTTTACGGTCGGGATCATGTTGCTGCGGATTACCGTAACGCCCGAGAACCGAGCAATCGTACCGGTATACAGTTCGTTCGCCTTGTCCCTGTTCGCTTGATGGATTGCAGCCTGTTTGAAGTCCTCATCTTTCATGAGATCCTGCTCAACCATCGGGTCGACAACGAGTACGAAGTTGCCGTCGCCGGCTTTCATCTCAATCTCTTTTGTCGACTCTTTGCGCGTTGCGACTTCGGTAAACTCGCGTGCACCCGATTGGCGCAAACGAGCGACCTCAGCGCGTACGTCATCCCATTTCAGGATGTCAGTCTTTGCCAAGCCGTCGCGCGTAGTCTTGTTGTTCGCATAGCGTACTGCCGTACCTTTGCTAACGACATTATAGATTGCGCGGTCTAAGCTACGCGCCGCCTGCGTGCCGAGAATCTGATATTTCTCCTGCATTGAGCGGTGCTTTGGCGTCAAGCCCGCCAAGTCGGTGATGGTGATGTAATCACCGTACTGGTCGATCGTCGCGTTGATGGCCGACGTTGCAAGCTTGCTACCTGCCGGAGCGACACCTTCCGTTAGTGGATCGGTCACAATATCAAGTTCGGCATATTGCGTAAACCGAATACCTTTGCCGTTACCAGCCGGAATGTTTTCTAGGTGACCGAACTGGTTTAACACTGTTTGATATTTGGCGCGTTTGAGCGTCTGCGCCGACATGTATTCCTGAATGTCAGCAGCAAGTTCTGCTGTAGTTGTCTTTACACCCATGGTTTCCTCCTATTGGGATTACAAGCGCCTATACGTCCGTAAGCGGTACATCACCGATACGCGCTTCCAAATCACTCATACGGTCTGCTGAACCGGTTGAGCGGACTGCACTGCCAGCACCGCTGCTGTTAGCACGGTTACGCTGTGCGCTTCGCTGTCCGCGCGATCGTTCAGCTTTGATCATCGCTTCGTATTGTGGCGCTTTGGTTTGTAAATATTCGAGTGGTGAGGGCGCTCCCTCGTGTGTGCCTACAATCTGCGGATTACCGTTTGCATCTTCGGCAACGATGGCATAGCGGTGTGCCCATTCTGAGAGTGCCTCTTCATGGAGAAATTGATTGTAGTGCGGGTCAGACGGGTTAAATAGCGGTATGCTTGATTCAGCCTGCATGACCGATAGCCGAGTCTGTTCGCGCGTTTGCTTTACCTGCATGAGGGCTTGCTCAGCTTGGCGCGCTCGCTCGTTTCGCCGCAATTCCCGTAGCTGGTCGGCTACGGCTGGATCCATGTCTTCAAAGTCTTGCTCGTCAGGCTCGACGTTTATGAATTCATTGATCGCCTGGTTGCTTAATTCCTTAAGCAGTTGAGAGTCGGCTTGTGCTGCCTGCTGCTTCGCGGCAATGCGGCGTTGTGCGAAGTAGTTGTTCCTCTCTGCTTCAGACATGTTGTCAGGATTATCAGACGCGCCTTTCGCGTCATCTTCCGGCTCTGTGTCTGTTTGCTGTTCCACGGAGTCTGCACTCCGGTCGTCATCATCACGTTGACTCTCTTGGCCATCGTTATCGTTGTCAGAGGTAGTGCCGAGTCCACCATCCGGTTTCGATAAGTCGTAGCTGTCAAGCACATCAACTGATGAGCTGTTGTCTACAGTTGCTTCAGTAGTCTGAGCTGCTGAATCTTCCATAGGACCACTCCTTTCGTTAGTTACTTCACGTTTATACGGGCGGTGCCCGAGGGTCGGAGGAATCCCCGATCGACAATCGACAAGTGGTAGTTGGTAAGATCGATTGCCGGTCGTGGATTCCTACGGCTGCGGGGTTGGTTCTATCGGGACGATATCGTAGTCATCTCCTTTCTTCACAAGCATTTTTCCATTCGGGATTGCCTTTACGTGCCCATGGCGGTTCTGGCAACTCGTGCACACCAGGTCGTTACCTCGCTGTTCCCACTCGTGGTGCTCCGGTGGATCTGGATGTTCCATAGTCAGTTCCTCCGACTGGTTGAGCTTCAGCGCCTCAAACTCTTTATTGTTCGTCATGGGTTACTCGCTTTCTTCGCGCTCTCTAATAGCAGTATTACTTTCCGCAATCGATCTGCTACGATTTCGCTTGCGCGCATTTCTACGGCATAATCTGAATCAGTTGGGTGGGGGTTACTGCTTCTCAGACGGCTTAGGATTGCGGTATTTGAGTCATTCTTCTTTAGCTCGATCTCCAGGATTTCAATCAGCTTGTCGGCCGCCGGTGCAAGCAGCATGTGTACGTTCTTTATTTCGTCGCGGCGCTCATCCGCCTTGGTCGGTTTTTTCTCCGGCTTCTTCTTTGGCGGGCGGTTCACGCCCAAAAACATCGCTTCGTTACTAGCCATTTGTTGCTCCTATTCGCGCCAAAAACTCTCTAACCGCCTCATCGCTCCATCCACGCGATTTTAGCTCTGCGGCGACCTGTTCATCATCCGAGGGGCTTTCCGTCGATTGTGCGCCATTCTGAGCGGTCATTTCTGTCTTGGCGGCTTCTTGCTGCGTTTTCATTTGCTGCTGCGCAAGTTTTTCCTGCTCCTGCTGTACCTTTACCTGGTCAAGCGCACTCTGTGTCTGCATAGCCTGTAGCTGTTCTTGATTATTGATTGTCTGTTGTTCTTCCTGAGATAGCGGTGTGATGATTTTATCGACATTATCAAGCCCAGATTTCTCAAATAATCCGGATATCAATTCGCCCCAGTGAATCTCTTTGCCGTCCTGGCGCAATTTGTTCTCAATATCGGGGATTGACGCGGCGGCGTTCATCGCCTCAACAATTCGCTGTTTGGTTGCGTCATCATCTTCAAACTTCGACGAGCCCGGGTCGACTTCGAACCGGTATTTCGCTTTCTTCAGTTCTTCAAACTCTGCTAATATCTCTGCCTTACCTTCCGGTACGTCATAGCCAGCAGCACGTAGTTTATCGCCTTGCTCCTCAGTGATATTGATAGCGTCCGAACCGTCACTGTTCTGTATTGCGATATTGATCATCAACTTCGCAAGCGTTGCCATCATGTCGTCTGCTGCTTGGCGCTGTGCATTATCGCGCGCGCTTCGGCGTTCAGCCTGCTGCCGTATGCTTGCCGGCACTTTCGAATACTGCGTGTTACCGCTATCTGCTGCGGATACTGAACCATCGTTTGTACCGATGAGGTTCATAATGTCAGTCTTGTACGAGCCGATTAGGGTTGGGAATGCTTGGAGGATTGTCTTATCGGGAGTAAACCAGTCTATTTGGGCGTTACCGGTAAACATGAGATTACCTGGACTAACGACGAGCGAGTCAAGGTCGAGGTTTGGATCGTTTTGCGTATCGCCGGCTACTTGCACTGCCGGGTCGAGCGCCTGCTGAATTCCATACGCGTTTGCGGCTTTCATGAAATCGAGCATGTTCTGCCCGGGGCCGATCTTCTCATAGCGGCTTACGCCATATGGATTAACCATGTTGATTTTGCGATACTTGAAAAATATTGGTAAGTCGCCAGCAATATCGGTATTAGTTTGCCTGCGGACAATCTTATCGTTCGAGCTATCCGGATATATCGTGTACCATGGCGCATTGTATCCGCGTTGAAAGCACGTATAGAACGTTACCGTTTTGCCCATATCTACTTGAGCTTTTAAGTCGCGCGGCAAATCATCGGTGCGCGCCGAAAATACATCGCTATCCACGATGCCTTGCAATATCTTGAGATTCCAGCCAGCGTGACCTTTCACGCCTTTTACTTGTTCAATAATTCTACGCAGTGCTAGCTTCGTATAGTGGCGTGCCAACCAAATATAACTACAGCTTCTATCGGTAGGCTTTCCTGGTTCAAGCTTCACATCACGGATGTATGGCAATACAAAGTCGGAGCCGGTGTAATCCTCATTGCTGATCGGAAATACAAAGAGCGGTTGCGAGCCGTATAAGCCGGACTTCTCATCGGCAAGCTTTACTTTTTCAAAGAATTTAGCGTCAGTGTTCGCATTCGGGATTATTTTATTTACCCAGTAGGTGTCGACAACCGCCGTCTTCCACTCAGCAAAGTCTGCGCCATCAAGCGGTGATGATACGACGCGTCCGGTCTGCAGTTGACCCCATACGCGCATTACCTCTTCTTCGCCTAAACCGCTTGCAGTACCGTCAGTGACTTTTGGATAGTGCTCAGGGAGTTCGGGGCTTGGCTGGTTGCCATCGAGCCGTTCGTACTCGTCGAATGGTTCAAACCACGTATCAGACCACTTCTTTGAGGCTTCGAGTGAGTCCGATAATTCATCTTCAAGCAAAAACGCCGACACTGGTAGAAATATTCCTTTCGGAACACTCCCACGTCGGGGCGGCGTTCGTATACCGGTAGTATACTACATTCTCATCGCTATAGCAACACTTATGTTTATGCATTCGTGTGCTGTTTCATGATGGTGTACGTGATATGCACGCGTTTCACTTCTTTCGTAATATTATCGATATCATAGTGGACATCGATAGCGTCTTCAGCTACACCTGCTCTGACTAAATCCATCACCTTTTTAACGGCAATCTCCTGCGCATGCAGTGAGTCAAGCGCATCCAGCGATTCAGTCTGCGTCACCTTCACCGACCGCAGCTTATTGTCGTAGTACGATTCTGTGATGATTCGCTTACCAAACTCTACTGGCGCTTCTGTACTACTCATGGTTTTTTACCTCCTTGTCATCATGTTTAATCGTTTTTGAGGGCGTCGTGTCGGGGCTCTATTCGTTAGAGCACGGGGGTCTGTCAGAGCTAAGGTAGAGAATGCATCGGTAGCGTGACTTGACCAATCATGCACCGGTTCATTCTCGTAGCGCATCATCTTCTCGTTCCACGTTTTGTGATACGACTTTAGCGCTTTGATACCTCGGTCGCATTTCGTTTTATCGAAATAGCAGCGCGGCAGGATTGTGCGGATTGCGCTGATTGCCTCCTCTTTCTTATTTGGCTTCGGTACAGTCTTGAAGTTAATGCCAAGCTTCATCGCTGTTTCCTTTCGGCTCATACCGCTTGATAGCTCGCGCACTTCAATGTCGTGCGGTGCGTAGTGCTCGCCATATACGTAGCCTCGCTTATCCAGTTCAGCAAAATAGAATGGCAAACCCTCACCTGAATTCTCGTAATAATCAATCACTCGTATCTCATTCGCATAGAGCTGGACAAACCATATTGACATGCTATCGTCGATTCCTAAGTCCCAGTATGTATTAACGCGCAGCAATGGATCATATGGCACGTCGCGTATTCGATTCTCATTCTCAGCACGGCGCATGCCGCCGCCAAAGTATGCACCGGATACAGGCGCTTCAAATGAACAGTAGTACTCCTGGTCGACGAAAGCGTTTGCTTCTTCTTCAGATTGACCGCGCGCTAGAAACCGTTCAATTGTTCGTTGACGGATTTTAACCATCTGCTCGGGCGTGAAGACATTCGTATCGTCTACTGTCAGTATTGAGACGTATACGTTCGGGTCGTTCTTCCAGCTCTCAAGCATGTACTTCAACCAGCTATCACCATTCGCTGTACCGTTGACGATAACTATACCGCCATTTGCTTCAACAATCGGCTCGATGATATCAATGATTCGCGGGTCATGCATTTGGATTTCAGACAGTACGAATAGCTTGCTGTTGCCTCCGCGAGCGCGCCCAGGCTTAAAAAACGACATCACGCGCAGTGATGTACCGTTTATAAAATTTACCCGCTTCAGACTATCGTTAAGTCCATTGTCACGCCTATGCTTCCGCTCGCGTAAAGCCATCGGTATGAAATCAGTGAATGCTAAGCCATTGTTGGTCACCGATTCCCATAGGTTGTCGCGCGCCATATCGCCAGTTGGAAAACCATATTTAATCGTCTCGACATTCTCTGCGCCATGCTCAATCGCCGCGTTCCAACTCGTTAAGTCCTTGCCGCCGCGGCGATGCCATATTAGTACAAATAGCCAATACTTTTTACCCTTATGCTTCCCTTCGCCGTGTAACGCATCCCAAAAATCCTTCTGATAGTCGCGCGCACGGTAGATGTGCGGCAGTTTAATTATCGTCATCCGTCTCCTCGTCTGCATGGTGGCGCGTTTCGATAACCAATTTCGACTCGCCGCTATTCTCTTGCTCGACTTTATTTTTCCAGCCAAAATTATTAGACAATGAAAATATCGTGCCAGCAACCGAACCTTTATTCGAATACAGCCGTTCTTCGGCAAACGACTCAATTTTCAGCTTTGCCGCTTTTATAGTGTCAGAAAACTCGTCGCGCTCTTCGTAATCAAGTAGCGTTTGTCTGGTAGTTCCCAAAAAAAGAGCTAGCCCCGTTATCGTGTACGGACGCTGCTCAGACACACGCTTTTTCTTCACAACAATTGGCTCAGCGTCCATGTCTTCAACCATGCGCCCTTTTTCATTCTCAACCAGCGGTTGCTGCAAAACTTTCACTGTCTCAATGTGCGGGTCGCAATACTTAAAATACGCCTTAATCTTGCGTTCAAGCTCTTTAACCGTCGCAAATTTCAGAGGTCGTCCGCCTGCATGTTTTCCATTTTGCTCAGCCAAAAGAAAATACCCCCTAGTATCATTAAAAATACCAGCTGGGGGTGCTGTATTTTTCATAATACACAAAAACGAGCATCCTGTCTATATTTCGGACCGCGTTTTCAAAAATCTGTTAGTTTGGATACTAGCGAGAAAAATAACCACTCTCGGGTGGTTATTTTTACTACCGCTCAACCACCAACTCAATACACCGCTTCTTATGGCACTTCATGCAAGCGGCTACGATGAAATAAGCACGCTCACCTTTATAGCCCATGCTTTGCTTAATTTGTTCAGCGGTTCGCTCCGGCTTAATAGTCTGCTTAAATCTCTGCCAGTCATGCTCACAGGTGTCGTTGTATTTAATGCAACGCTGTTGTTTACGAGCTCTAGCTTCGGCAATTTTATTTTTTGTAGCCTGTCTTATTGCGGAGAGGTTCATTTATAAACTCGTCAATTATCGCTTTAATTCTAGACTGCGTCTTGTCTATTTCATCTGGCACTAAACCAGATAAATCTACGATTAGCCCGCTTATGGCACTTGTCGCACTGGATGGATGGTTTTAATTCATTCTTCGCCATTTCTCTTATTCAACTCCTTAGTAATATTGCGAATAAATCGTCCTACATGTATCCTGGCGCATGTTTCGGCGTTATTCTTACTCATCTTAGTTTTCTTCCGTAGCACCTTTTGCATATCGAAAAAGAGAGGAGCAATAACGTCGGCAAAGTATTGTCCGATAGCTGCTTCTACCGCATGCTGGTCGATTGCCATTTGACAGTAATTCTTATCATCGAAGTTGCTCAGTAACAGGTCTACATACTCGGCAGATTCCATACTTGAACGTTTTGCTATTGAGATACCTTCTTCTGACAGTTTATTTATTTCGTCTAGCCATTTTTGGTCTTGGTCGGATATTTTAGTACTCATTCTCGATTCCTTTCACAAAAAACAGCCACCGCGTCATTCCAGACTTATCACCGAAAGCTGGTTTTTGAGGTAATATTTTTAGTAATTCAGTGGTTTTAATGTCGTGCTCGCTCCACTTCATTGCTACAACACAGCCAGGCTTTACGACACGTAGGCATTCGCTCAAGCCTTTACTTAAGGTTTCTTGCCAGGTGTCTTTGTCTAATTTGCCGTACTTTTTAGCGAGCCAGCTGTTCTTGCCGCAGTTTATGAGGTGGGGCGGATCGAAGACGACAAAATTAAAGCACTCATCAGGAAACTTCATGTCGGTAAAGTCTATAACAAAGTCTGGGTTGATTTCCAGCGTCCTAATCTTATCTTTGTCTTTCATCTCGACAGTTTCGCGGCGGCGGTCGATATACAGAATATTTGGGTGGTCTTTGTCAAAGTAAAACATACGGCCGCCGCAACAAGCGTCAAGTATGGATGTTGGGGTAGTTTTCATTTTTCCTCCAAGCGTTCAGGATTTTCGTGAATATTGCCCAGAACATTGTTCAAATCGCGAGACATATCTGCCTCCATATATTTACCGTCTTTATCAACCATTAAATAACAAGAACTCTTAACCACTCCAACACCTAAATCCTCACAAAATTGGTTATCATACAGGGTTACAATGTCGCCATCATAAACAGATATGCAAGCCTCTGCCTTGTGGCCCGCATACTGTTCAATCACCAGCCGTCCCTCAATTGGAATCGGCTCATTATCACCCTCAAGCTTCGCTGATACAAGTTTGTCGCCTTGCCAATGTAAGGATACGACTTTGCGCATTCTTTTTTCTAGGTTGTCCCAGGCTCTGAATTTTAGTTCTCGCATGCGTCGACCCCTAACTCTGCCACGCCAATTCGTTCTAATGCCATCTCGCTTGCCATAACGAAAATATAGGCAGTGCTAACACTAGCTGCTTCGGGAATCGGTACACCAATCAGATATTTTGTGTCATTTTCTAATTCTTTAATTTCACTCACAATCCCTAAAGCACCGCACCATTTGTGGTTTTCATTGAACTGAATTACGTCATTGAGTTTTAGTTTTGTCATACACATCCTCCACTTTGATAATTTTATTATTCGCTCTATCAACAGTGCTATCAGCGTTATAAATCTCATCAGCGTAGTACTCTATAGTGTCTGCAAAACCTGGCTTCGATACAACACTATCACTCGTGGCAGCCTTTTTGGCTTCTTCTTGAGTTTCAGCTTCGACAAAGATAGTGCCCTCCTGCACTACTTGAACTTTGACTTCGTAAATCATTAGACACTCCCTCTATTCAACACTGATTTTTTTAATATCCTGGTAGCTTCATCTACGAACTGGCCATAAATAGCCGTCTCTCTGGCTTTAATCATTCGCTGCAGCTTAAAGTATGGATCGTCAGGATCGAGCTCTGAATTGAGCCAGTCTTCAAACATATCACCATTGAAATAGCCGTCCTCGGCTGCCCACGGAAATACTAGCTTAGGTACTTCTTTTGGTTCTCTTGAATTTTTATTACTTCCCATTTGTATATCTTCTCTCCCTCCAAGTTTTAGGGTATTTTGGTATTCCTGAACTGTCTACACAAAAATCTGCACTTTTATACCCGCTACTCCAGACATAGTCTTTACCAAAATATTTTTGACAAATTTCATCCCTAGATAATATGGGATTATTTTCTCCCATTTTATTGATGAAGAATATAAAACACGCTAGGATTATTATCCCTATGATTATCAGAACAGAATCTTCCTCGTATATATTCTTTAATATCATATTCTATATCAATCCCTTTTCTGCCATTACTATGGCTAGTTTTAATACAGCGTCTAGCGGGGCTTGTGCGGCACAAGCTAGATTATCGTCTACTGCGTATCCTTCATCATCCTCATAGAGTGCTAGCCAACCATTCCTATATTGCCCTTGCCTAGTAGATAGTGCTAATGTGCCAAAACCAGAATAGCCGTCAATAATATTCGGCAACTTATCCAATAAATATTCTAATGTATATTCTGGCGCCCAATCATGACAAGTTCGTCGGATGTTGTCACGTTCTATACGCGGTTCATCTCCCTTAAACTTAATGATGTAACTGCCAAAGGTTTGCCAATCAGGCTTTAACTCATATAGTTTTTTACATAGTTCAAATGTTTCCACGCTATATTTCCTTTCCATCCTTAAAACATTTTGAGTAACCCATCTCGCCACCTGCAGATTTACAGCGAGCTTCAGTATTTGTTACTTCAATGCTTCGCCTGGCTGCTTCATCTGCATAGACAGCTACGGTTATTAGAAATACGACTCCGATAACCACCAGAGCTGCTACAAACCATATCATTTCTTTATCCGGCATCCCGTAATCAGACTTCATTCTCACCTCTGTTATTTTCGTTAACTGTTGGTTGATTATCTCTCTTTTTCAGCTCATCAAAAGAATATGTGCGAGTGTTGCCATAAGTATAAGTGACTTTACAGCGCTGTCGTTTATCTCGGTGCATTGCTACATGACGATTGATGCCGAGGTAGTGAAAGTCCTTATCGCATGTGTGGCAATAACATGATTTATCGGTACGAGTTGTGTATTTCATAGTGCATCCTTTGCTTCGTAAATCATTGGTCTTCCTTTCCGCCATGATTGCAAATCTATTTTTCCTCTTGAAATGTCTAATTTGACACAGCGCCGCGAGCTCACTTCGATCTCGCCGCTAGTAAGCATGTCCAACAGCTCTAAACACTGCTCATCGGTTTCTGCGCCAATATTAAAGATTAGATTACTAGGACCACGTATGCCAAGCTCCCAGTCTATAATTGTGTACAATACTGTTCTTTGAGCGTTAAAGGGCTTGGTCAAAATTGCAAATGCTGTATTAGACGCTCTAACTGTATAGCCATGTCTTTCTGAACCAAACCATACTTTAGTGCCAACTGGAACAGCTCTTGGTACATAAACGTCTCCCAGTTTTCTATTCATGTTGACATCTCCTTTCTCTATGTCTATAAAATTAGTGGTTTAGTTGATATTTAATTTCATTACATTATCCACGTCTCGCCGTCGTCATATGGATTAACGCCGTTCACAAACTTGCCGCAATTAGGACAGATTGAGGCAGCGTCAGGGTAACTTCCAACACGATACGGCTTTAGCGATGCCTGATACGCTTTCCAGTTTCTACTGTCACCGCGAATAAGCAATATCTCATCGTCGCAACAATCGCGCTTTACCAGCCACCTATTTCTATCCATATTGTCTGTATAATCAAATATCCAATTACACCATTCGACCTTAGGGGTCATTGCACCCTCCTTAGCTACCTCTTAGAATAATCTTTTTGCCATCTTTGAGCCTGTAGCCGCTTTTGGTGTTATGGTCAAATTCCAGGCAATCTTGTCTGAACAAATAGTCGAATACTCTGCCCAAGATTAGAGCATAACAACCATCATCATGTAGTATCTGCTCTCTTATATACTGTTGTGGGTCTTGACTGTACAGCACATCGGGCCTTAAGTTCCATACTCTATCACCAAGCGCTTTTTCGGCATCCTGTTGAGTTTCAGCTAGTGCATCTGCAAGGTCATCCACGTTATCTATCTTGACTTCAAAATCATCGTCATTATGAAAACCTGTACTCTGATATTTACGAGCTAGTCTATTAAGAGGACCGACCGAAAAATCTCCGTAGCCGTTTGATAGGTACATACTAGAATTTTCATCTACTTGTATTGTTATACTAAAACCCATATAGTCCTTTCCTTATTTACACGATTTCGTGTAGTTTAGTCGTGTTCTTATGTTAAATATATGTAAAGTACATGCGTATTGTTTACGTGTTCTATTGATGTTTATTCGCTAAATAGCGCAAGAATACTTTTGTAATATTACGCGTAATTTTGTCTAACTTCTTATGAGATACGTCGTAAAATGCACCAAACAAAATACTATACACACTATCGTAAATCTTCTCTTCTTCAACAAGGTTCTTGTTTTTATCCATTTCTTATTCTCGCTTATTTATAGTTAATATATTCAACCGCATAACTGGTGGCTATATAAGCTGATGATTTGACGAGACATGCTCGGCCTGACCGCGTCTATGCATCTACGCGGAATACCCCAGCAGACCATCGTAATAGTCACATCTTCGCCGACCGAGTTGCAAGTCGGTGGTTACTTTCTAGCTCTAATTGCGGTCTCAGCGAGGTTGCAACGCCAAGCTGAGAATATCGCTTTCGAGCCACTTATATAGCCAGTTGATAGCACCAGCGCTACAGTATTTGCGCCTTTTAGCGTTGGTCGTTCGAAGGTACTGGTGCTACCAGTTGAACAGACGATACACGTTGCACCGCATTGAAAATGTTTAAAAACTGACTCACAACGTTTCACGATTTTTCGGTCACGCGCCGGGGTGGGTTGGCGCGCCCTAGGAAAGGATGTGCATATCATCTGTCCAGTTGAATAGACAATCGGGTGGATTTGAACCACCGTCGCGTACGTACACGTGCTGCAGCGCGGCTTTACCAGTTAAGCTACAATTGTCTATCCAGTTATACGGTTGAGATGTTAATGTTCTAAACCATTTTTCCCAAGTGGGGAAATTGGTTTCTACAGGATACGATTTGTACCCGGTTGATTTAATGTTCACCCAGTTTATTGACGTATGGTAGGTCATTAGCAAGCAGCGTTTACCTATTACCCTTTCTACGCCCTTTCTTTAATTATTTATCCTATTGCGCACAAATCTCTATCAGAGCTTTTATAATAGCTGCTATTAGTGCAACGACCGCCACTAATATTAAAATTGCGATAGCTCCAAGCAATACTGCGCCAATCCAAGAGACTACTGTCATCGCCGACATTCTTCTTGTTCTCCTTTCTTAATTCCAAAAAAAGCTAGCCATTCTTTCTCGTGTTTATCAATAGACTTTTGAGCGTCTTCTTCAGTCTCGTAGCGTACAGGCTCGCCTGCGTCTACCCAACTAGCTGGATATATTCTTAAACTTTCTGCGATATAGTCATAGCCTACAGAGTAACCACCCTTACCATTCTTAAAGTCTGGCTTAAATGTTGAGGTTCGGCGTAGTCTGACTTCGGCTAGTTCACGGTCGCGAGCTTTTTCGCATCCTTCTTCGGTGCGAAATACTTTGCCAGTACGCCAAGCATTGTAATCACGTAGCTTTCCAGTGAAAAGTGTTGGTATTATATTGGCATTCTCAAGAATAAAACATTTTTCGCCAATCATAGGATTCCAGTGAATACTGTCTGTCGGCTCTTCGACTTCCTCAAACCACTCATCAAAATTATCAATATCTCGAATCGTCCACTGTGGATTAGTTTTGGCTCCGACTGGTGTAATTCGCGCTAGCTCTTTCGCTCCATCAAAATCACTAACTACTTCTTCAAAAATTGTGCCAGCTTTGATGGTTGGCGTATCTTTACGCAGCTTATATCGTTTCATCTTCCTTAAAAAGCTCCTCTAGATCTTCGTCTTCTAAAATATTTCTCAAAATATCTTTAGCTAGTTCCTTTGCGCTGTCTTTAGCAAATCTAGCTGATATGTCATCAAGAGCTTTTAAGATAGCTAAAGCTAACTCTGGATTGTCAGAATTCATACCAATTTTGGTTTCACCACAGTATTTCCTGCCCTTTTTAAATATTTTGATATTCACTTCAGCCACTGGTTTTTTCATAACTTACTTCTCCTTATATTCCTCTACCGAAAGAGTGATTATCTTATAGCCCTTTTGTTCTAATTGTTTTTGGATACCTTTCCAGACTTCTGTCATAATATTCTCTTTTACGGTGTCTGAATCAATATACCGTGATATTTCTCTATCCTTACAATCAACCGTCACGATTAGCTTCATTCTACCTCCTAGGGTGGACTCTGGCTGCTGCTAGATTTTAAAAATTGTACCAATTTCTAAAGATTAAGAATCTTAAGTATCTCTAGCCATTTAACCGCTCACTTTACAATCTTCCATGCCATAGAATAGGAAAAACTGGCATAGAATAGGGCACCAGATTATTAGTTGTTATTGTCGCGAAGTCTTAAAACTTCGTTTGTTGCGTTTTTGGAATACTACCTCGTACGTATAATCGGGATGAGCAGGTAACCAAACATTCTCTAGTATCTTCCGCCGCCACTTGTAGTCGTCGGTCTCCACACCCTTAGCTTCCCGTAGAGTAAATGAGCCATCTAAGTTATGGATCCTGAAGTCTACTTTATGCCGATAGGGGAATGCTTTATTACCGTTTTCGTCGTACACCCAACCTTCAATTCGATATTGCGTGTCGTAGTCTTTTATCTGGCCAAGTTTTTTCTCAACCTCTAGGTCTGCGGCCACTTGCGCTTCAAACTTTGAATCGTATATCTTACCGTTCATTTCAGTACGCTTAGCACCGTACTTGTTGGTTTTCCCGATTCTACCAATCTCTACGCCGCAATTACGGCAGGATAGCCTCCCTCGGGAAAGCATTAGATGCTTTGATTGGCATTCAGGGCAAGATGCGGTAGATCGTATGTCGTTTATGTCAAACTTCTTATGCGTTGCTCTTACGTACACGCACTCTCCCCTTTCTTTGCTTGCGCCGCTTCATACGAGTGCGCCAGTTGCTAGCCTGCCTTGCTAGATAATCCTCGCTTTTTAGCCGTTCATATTTCAACTCAAAATTATCTAACAGGCTTGTTGTTTTACTATTCATCGTAAAAACTCCTTATACGCACCGTTTCGGTAGTTAGTCCAAGCTGTATATCCTTGATTTTGCCAAACTCGATATGCAACTTTTACAATAGTCGCTGTATCGTTTCTGTTTTCGTCAGGACGAAAATGTACGCAGCCAACCTGCAGAACACCGTAACTGCCGATACACACTCTGTGATTTTCGGTATTGGTTAGGTTGTGATTCAGTGGGTTGCAGCCTCTATTTTCAGCTCTGGCGATAGCCATCATCAAGTTAGTGTTCCAACCTGGATATTTAACCAGCTCTTGTCGAACCAATTCGCAGCCCGCTGGTACAGCTGGTTTTGGCGGCGTAGATGGTATTACCACCATCTTTGTCGCTGGAATTGGCGTATTTTGCGGTTTCTGCGGTGGTTGTGGTGGCGGGTCAGCCTTTGGCTTGCCAGTAGGTGCGGCTGGTTTACCTACTGGGTTGATTTTGACAACTGCTTCGCGAGCTTTATTACTTCAGCGTTACGCTGGACAGTATGCTGTTTGCCGTAGTGATAGCCGATACCGGTACAGACAGCGGCGAATGTTACGATTGATACGATGATGAGCGTTATCTTCATCGCTTCGTATTTGATTTTGTTGATGGTTACTGTTTTCATTGTTTTCTCCTTTTTGGTTTTAGATGTTTTGTTGAATAGTTTCATAGTCGTCTCCTTGATTCGGACGAGCTGCTAAGTATAACGGGTAATCATTGAGCATTAGAAGTTACGATGTTGCAGTTCGTCCAAGAGGTTAGAGTTACCGTTCAATAACCCTCGCAGCGGCTATTGAACGGTAGGCTATCGTTACGCGAACAGTGAAGACCAATATCTCCTCTCACACCCCCAACGACTGATGTCTGCTCGAAAGAAATCTTAGCCTCCACGACTCGCGCAGCGATAACCGTGATGCACCAAGCCTCGTATGGGGGTTGGAGAAAGTGGGACATATAAAGTTTTACTGCTAGCAACCCCCATATGAAGCTTGATGCTGATTGATATGAATCCTGATTGTTAAGGTGATCGCCCTGTAGATTACTGCCGCGCCCTCATGTATATTTGCGCCGTACTTTCTGTAACGATAGCTTTTTCGCTTTCGGAGACCGACAATTCACTGATTGGCGACCTCAGTTAAACGAAAAAGTGAGGAGCCCACATCGATTGCTCCTCACTTTTTCGTACAAATAAAAAACCGATGTGGGTAATCACATCGGTATGTCGGTATAAATTTTAGTTTACAAAACAGCTGCTCTAGCCAGCTGAGCTAAGTCGGCATAAATTGAAAGGTACGACCCGAAAGCACACCTAACAGTGTAGCGTATTTGCATAACCTTGGCAAGTGTTTTATTGCGGAGAGATGGCGCCAGCTGGCTGTTTGACGCGGCGGTCGACATGCTGCCCGCGCGACATGGCGCGATTGATTTTGTCGCGAATAGCAGCGGCTTTCTCTTTCTGGCCGTTGCGATCGTACGAATCGGCTAAGATGTTGATACTCTGGATGCTTGGCTCTAGGGTGACGGCGCGTTCAAGGTGCTGCAAGACAAGCTTGGCATTGCCGAGTTTTTCTTGTACTTTGGCGTAGGCGATATGGCGCGAAGCAACTTCCTCTTCCATCTCTAGGGCCTGCTCGAATGCCAGGGCGGCCTTTTCGTAACTTTCGGTTTCGTAGTAAATCAAGCCGACGTTGTGCAGGCTCGAAGCGCTTGGCTCGAGGCTCTGGGCGATTTCAAAGCATTCGATAGCGTCATCGTAGGCATGTTGCTTGGCATACAAAATACCTAGACGGTTGTAAGCGTTGGCATTTTTAGCGTCGATACGCAGAATGGTCAGCAAGGCTTTTTCGGCGCGCAGATATTTTTGCGCTTTGAGCGATTCTTGAGCGATTTCCCAGAGCTTATCAAGCTTTGACGATAATTTCGCTGGTAAGTCGCTTGCGATGTCTTCGGGCGACTGGCGGTACGCGACTGCTGCGGCGCCTAGTCCCAGAACCAGTAAAAATCCAAACATACTATGCAT